ACGGAACTGAAGTGGGCGGTTAAGAGATTGCAGGTAGAACACCTGTGGCACTTCCGAGAATCCCCGCTTGAAATGACATACATCCCCACAGGGCAGAAGATATATTTCCGTGGTCTGGATGACCCGCTGAAAATCACATCTATTGCTGTTGAGGTAGGTGTGCTGTCGTGGATGTGGATTGAAGAAGCGTATGAGATAACAAAAGAAGAAGACTTTGACACCCTTGCAGAATCCATGCTTGGTGACTGTCCCCCGCATTTGTGGAAGCAGATCACACTGACCTTCAACCCTTGGTCAGATAGAACATGGATTAAAGCAAGGTTTTTTGATGTCGAAGACCCGGATGTGCTGGCCATCACAACGGACTATAGATGCAATGAATGGCTATCCCCCGAAGACACCAAAGAGTTTGAACGCATGAAGCGGCAGAACCCCAGACGATACAATGTTGCTGGTCTGGGTAATTGGGGTGTTGTAGATGGCTTGGTCTATGAGAAATGGACAGAACAAGCCTACACCCTTAAAGACCTTCCATCCGATGCGGTCAGTGCTTTTGGGCTTGACTTTGGTTATAGTGTAGATGCCACCGCGTTTGTGGCTGCATATATCAGCAAAGAACAAAATAAAATCTATGTGTGGGATGAACTATATGAAACGAAACTGTCTAACAGAATGATTTATGATAAAATCACACGCATGGGTTATGGGAAAGAAAGAATCACCGGAGATTCGGCCGAGCCAAAGTCGATTGATGAGTTGAAAAGTTTGGGACTGCGAATCTCCGGTGCAAAAAAAGGTAAAGACAGCATCAACAACGGTATTCAGTTCATTCAAAACTTTGAAATAGTTGTGCACCCCCGATGTGTTAATTTCATTACCGAGATTGCAAACTATCAGTGGGATAAAGATAAGTTTGGAAAGTTACTGAATAAACCGATTGACGATTTCAACCATTGCTTAGACGCACTTAGATATGGTGTAGAGCGATATGTGGTAAAATCTGGCTGGTTGTATTGATTATACAAATGACCCATGTTATAATATATAGGGTGATTTGTGTGATTATTTATAAGATTACAAACAAGAAAAACGGTAAGGTTTATATCGGACAAACTTGTCGCACGCTGGAAGGGCGAATGGCCGAACACCTGCGGCATGATATTATTGTCGTTGACAAGGCACTTCACAAGTATGGTATCGATAACTTCACAGTTGAGCAGATTGACACCGCTGATAGTGTAGAAGAGTTGAATGAAAAAGAACGAATGTGGATTTCGCATTACAACTCCATAGCACCAAACGGTTACAATCAATGTTTGGGTGGTGACAACACTTGTGGATACCATCATCGTGCCGAATCTCGGCAGAAAATGTCAAACGCGAAAGTCGGCCAATATACGGGCGATGATAATCACTTTTTTGGAAAGCGACATTCTCTTGAGTCGCGCCAAAAGATGAGTGCAGCGAGGAAAGGTTTGGCGCATTTGAATGCCGAACAAATTAAGCGACTTCGCGAATCTCATCATACCGTGAAGGTGAGAAATGTTGAAACTGGTGAAGTGTTCGATTCTATAAAAGCGGCGGCGATTGCGTATGACTTAAAAGAAACGCACATCACAAGAGTGTGCAAGGGAAAACGGAAAACCACTGGTGGATTCCACTGGTGTTATGAAGAAGCGTAGAAATACGCTTCTTTTTTATTGGGATTATTTTGAGCAGGATGTCAACACCAGCAACATCATGTGGCATGAGCGTGATAGTTGTAAAATACCATACTCCTTTGGGGCGGTGTCAATCGGATATCGCCTATGGTGGAAACATACCTGCTGCTTTGAATTTAAAGAGGTGAAACGATGCTGACAGAAGCGGAAATCAAGCGGTTTATTGACGATGACCGCGTATCTGAAAAGAAAAGACTGGCGGCTATTGGTCAACGATATTATGAGGGTGACCACGACATCATGAATTATCGTCTGTTTTACTATAACGCAGACGGTATTCTGGTAGAGGACAAGACCCGCTCGAATATCAAAATCAGTCATCCGTTCTTCACGGAACTGGTTGACCAGCTTGCGGCCTATATGCTGTCTTTTGACGAAAACCCCATCCAAGCCAAAGCAACGGCCGAAGGTCTTCAGGAACATCTGGACACCTATTTTGATGATGAATTCTGGGCAGAGATTCAGGAACTTATCACCGGAACCAATGCCAAGGGTTTTGAATATCTTTATGGCTACAAAAATGCCGATGACCGCATTGCTTTTGCCTGTGCCGATAGCATGGGTGTGGTAGAGGTCAGAGCCAAAGACACCGATGATGGCTGCAATTATATCATTTATTGGTATATTGATAGAATTGATAAAGGTAAGAAACTGATTAAGCGGATTCAGGTGCACGATCGTAATCAGACTTATTTTTATAACCAAGTGGATGACGGTGCAATTGTACTGGACGAGGATGAACCCCTCAACCCCAAGCCCAATGTCGTATGGACTGACCCCAAGACGGGTAAGCAGTACGGCAGTGGGCTTGGTTTCGTCCCTTTTTGGAGATTGGACAACTGCCGTAAGCAGTTCAGCGGTCTGAAGCCCATCAAAAGTCTGATTGATGACTATGACCTGATGGAATGCGGACTGTCCAACAACCTGCAAGACTTTGACACACCGATTCATGTGGTGAGCGGTTTTCAGGGTGATAATCTCGATGAACTGCAAACCAATCTGAAGACCAAGAAAGTCATCGGTGTAGATTCTGATGGTGGCATTGATGTCAAGACTGTGGATGTGCCGTATCAGGCACGCAAGGTCAAGGCAGATGAAGACGAAAAGAACATCTACCGCTTTGGTATGGGCTTCAACAGTGCACAAGTGGGTGATGGTAATGTGACCAATGTGGTCATCCGTTCCCGCTATACTCTGCTTGACCTGAAAGCCAACAAGTTGGCCAAGCGTCTGAAGAAGTTCCTGAAGGGTATCATTCAGGTTGTGCTTGATGAAATCAACAATGTCAACGGTACTGATTATCAGTATTCTGACATCACCGTTGAGTTTAAGCCCATCATTCCCACCAATGAGCAGGAAGATGTGCAGAATGATTATGTACGCGCACAGGCTGAGCAGATGCGCATCAATAGCATCCTGAGTGCGGCCACTATCATTGGTGATGAAGAAACGCTGAAAGCAATCTGCGACATTCTTGACCTTGACTATGATGAACTGAAAGACCAAGTTGAGAAAATCAACGAATCGCAGAATCTGATGGCGGCCATGAACACACTGGAAGGTGTGGTGACGGATGAACAGACGGCAGAAGCTGGTACAGCAACAATTCCTGAATAATGAGAAGGCCGTCATCAAGCGGCTGAATCAGGTTTATAATCAGTCACTCACAGACATCAACGGCAGAATCAAAGAGCACAGTAAAGCCATTCAGCAACTTACTGATGAAATTAATGCGTTAGATCCCGATGATCCAATGGTTTCCATTCTGGTATCTAAGCGACAAGCAAAGGTATACCAAAGACAATACCAAGAAATTCTGCAAAATCAGGTGTCTGAAGTGCTTGATAAGTTACAGGCGCAAGAGTTTCTTACCATCTCAGAATATCTGGATGAGTGTTATAATGATGGGTTCATTGGTTCTTTTTTCGACTTACACGGGCAAGGTGTGCCGCTGATTATGCCCATTGACCAAGAAGCTATGGTACAGGCGGTGCAGCTTGACAGCAAAATCAGTCAAGGGCTATACACCAGACTTGGTGAAGATGTTGGAATGCTGAAGGTAAAGATTACTTCTGAGGTGTCGAGGTCTTTGGCTACTGGCATGAGTTACGCACAAACTGCGCAACAATTGGCAAGACAATCCCGCATTGGTTATAACAATGCCATCAGAATCGCACGAACCGAGGGACACCGCATTCAATGTAAAGCAACGATGGATGCCGCACATCTGGCCAAAGAACGCGGTGCGGAAGTAGTTAAACAGTGGGATGCCGTTTTGGATGATCGTACCCGTGAAAGTCATGTGGCAGTAGACCACGAAATTCGGGAACTGGATGAGAAGTTCAGCAATGGATTGAGGTATCCCGGTGATTCTGCTGGTAGTGCCGCAGAAGTCATCAACTGCCGCTGTGCGCTTATGCAAAGAGCGCGGTGGGCATTGGAAGGTGCGTTCACCAAGGTAAACAACTTCACCAAACAGATTGAAGAATTTGACAGTCCTGAGGATTATGATGAATTCAAGAAAGGTTTCTTCAGTCCTGAGAACCGCAAGTTCATGTCTTATAGTGGCCAGATGGAAGATAAATATGGCACCAAAGACTGGCACAAGGTTCTTGACAAGATGAGTGACCGAGAGTATAACCACTATTCCAAATTACTGGCCAATAATCCGATATATAACAAATAAACCACCAGACAACCCTCTGGTGGTTTTTCATGTAACAAAAGAGGTAACAAATATGGCACATAATATCATCGATTCTGATACGCGGTTTGTCATAAACCCGATTACCCGACAAATCAGGAATGAATCTTCCCGCAAGACTGTGCTGATCCAGAATGACCATAACAGTGAGCGGTTCACTTTCTCTATTGACCGCATCGTTGAAGGTCATGACATGATGCTGTGCAGTAAGGTGGAAGTTCATTACCTGAACATTGCCGCAGACCGTAAGACCATGAATAGTGGTATGTACACTGTAAATGACCTGCACGAAGACGGCGGCAACATGGTCTGTAGTTGGTTGATTTCCAATAATGCCACTAAGCTGGTTGGTTCTCTCAACTTCCTTGTAAAGTTCATCTGTCTGGAAGGTGGGGATGTCACCTATGTGTGGCACACCGCCATTCATACTGGTATCACCATTTCCGATGGTATCAATGCGGGTGAAATGCTTGAAGAAGATTATGTGGACATCATTGAGCAGTGGAAAGCGGAAGTCACCCGCAGAATCACCGATGATGTCAATGCCAATGTTACCGCATGGAAAGAAGTCGAATCTGCCAATGTTCGCGGTGTCATGAACGTATACAGTGCCGAGTGGAATGAAGCACTGAATGTCGAGCGCAAGCGCATCGACAACATGGTGGCGGGTGGCACCGTTGATGATGCTGAACTGATGGATGTTCGGGTTGGTGCGGATGGCGTGATCTATGATTCGGCTGGTGCGGCTGTCAGGGCGCAGGGAGAGCGCATTTCCGGCGAAGTGGACACACTGGCAGATGCAATCTTCTCCAAGATTGTGGTTGCCAATTTGTTTGACAATCGCAAGTCTGTTGTAGGATACATTGCGAATGACGGTTCAGTTCAGAGTGCGTATTATCGCTATGCAATGATGGTTCGTCCCGGTGATGTTATCCGTTTTACTTATGATGAACTGTTTGATTCGCAGAACGGTGTTTTTTATGATGGCGGTGACAAATTACTTGCAACCGTGTCGAGCGTTGCGGTGAATCAAGGGGCATACAAAGAGGCTGTTGTTCCTGCTCTGGCAACAAAGATTGTCCTTAACCTGCGGCATCCATCTGTGTTCATCATTACACGAAATGCGGACTATCCCGGCAAGTATGTTCCTTATCAGGTTGAAATCCCTAAACAGATCGTGAAATACGATAATGTGGAATATATCGAGGACTATAATCTGTACGATGAAAACCGCCTGATTGACGGCTATATCAATGCAAGCGGTGTAATTATTACGGATGTATCGGATTTCAAGCATATTCGTGTTGATGTCGCACCGGGCGATGTCATTCGTTACACTTATGAAGATGTTTTCTATTCGCAGAATGGCGGCGTGTATAACGCAAACGGTGTGTTCCTGTGTAATCTGACAGACAAAAGCGAAAACTGTGGTGCATACAAGGAATATGTTGCCGGGGACGATGCTGGTTATATTCTGATTAACTTTAGGATTACTACCAAAAATGTCGTTTCCAAAAACAACCGCTATGACACATCGTTTGATGGCTTCAAAATGAATGCCAGTATGCCGTCTGGGAAATATCTCGACAAGTTGGAAAGTATGTTGGACAACAAACTTGCGAATGCAGTCAACGCACAAGCAATCAAAACGAACTATCACGCTTTGTTTGAAAATGTGTGTTGCATTGGGGATTCGCTGACCGAGGGTGACTATGGAAACGGATTGGGCGTTCACAACTATAACTACCCCCGTGCCTTTGCCAATCTTACGGGGTGCAATGTGGTTAACCTTGGCGCAAGCGGTCAGTCTGCGAAAAGTTGGTGGGAGATCAAAGAACGAAAGTTTACTGCTGAAAGCCTTGACTTTTCCAGATACGATTGCTTCTTTATTCTGCTTGGTCAGAATGGGGGCTTGAATGGCGCAATGAATAGCAGCGATGTCAGCGATTTGGGATATTACTGCAAAATTATTGAAGCGATCAAGACGAAAAGCCCGAATGCAAGCATTTTCTTGTTGACCATCCCCCACAATATTGCTGACGGTGCAAACGATAACACGAATGCAATCATCAAGAGCGTTGGTGTTAATTATGACATCCCTGTTCTTGACTTGAGGGACAGTGAAATACTCACAGTTGAGAACATCCCTATTAACCAGCCTTACGATAATGCTATGCATTACGGGAAAGTCGGCAGTCTGCATCTGGCTATGGAAGTAAAGCGGCTGATGGAAGAAAGTATTTACGCAGACAAGACCAGATACAATGTTATCAACAGTTAATAGAAAGCATCACACCATCCCCCCGGTGTGGTGCTTTTTTCATGGGCATGTAGTCAAATGGGAAGACGGCGGGCTTTGACCCCGCTATACGTTGGTTCGATTCCAGCCATGCCAGCCATATTCATCAGGGGTGATGTAAAACACCTATTCCAAAATCGGGATGCAACCCCGTATAAAAGCGTAGAAAGGAATTGATCGAAATGACATTGCAGGAAATTCTGAAAGCAAAAGGTCTGGATGACGAAGCCGTTGAATCCGTCATTGGTGAGATGAAACAGAATAAAATCTTCACCGCTGGCGAAGAGAATCTGGATATTCGTTATTCGAAGCTGAAAGCAGACCACGACAATCTGACCGCGCAGCATAGCGAATCCACCAAGCTGATTGAACAGTTGAAGTCTGGTAACAAGGACAACGAAGCCCTTCAGGGTAAAGTGACTTCCTACGAAGCGACTATTGCCCAGCTTCAGGAGCAGTTGAAACAGACGCAGCTTGAATCTGCTGTTAAAGTGGCATTGCTTGGTGCAAAGGCGGTTGATGTGGATTACATGACCTTCAAGCTGAAAGAAAAAGGTGATCTGGAACTTGATGAGCAGGGCAACATCAAAGGCATTGATGACAAACTTGCTGGTCTGAAGACCCAGTTCCCGCACCAGTTTGAAAGCGGATCTGCCGTCAAACAGATCGAAGTGCAGAAACTGCCTGAACGCAAGCCCGAAAACAACGGCATGACCAGAGCGGAATTCCTGCGCAAACCCTATGCAGAACGGGCGGCATTTGCCAATGAAAACCCTGATGCATACAACACCATTATGAACCAAAAGTAAAGAAAGGACGAATGAAAAATGGCTACTACTCATCTTTCTGACATTATCAATCCGCAGGTTATGGGCGATATGATCGAAGCTAAGATCCCCCATATGCTTAAGTTCACCCCCTTCGCAAAGGTTGACACCAGTCTTCAGGGTGTTCCCGGTGATACCAAGACCGTTCCCAGCTGGAATTTCATTGGTGCCGCTGAAGACCTTGCCGAAGGTGGCGAAGTTACTCCCAAGAAACTGACCGCTTCCACTGCGGAATTCACCATTAAGTGTGCCGCACAGTCTGTTGGTCTTTCCCAGAAGTCTATCAATTCTGGTATGGGTGACCCCGTTGGTGCTGCCGAAGCCCAGCTTGCCAAGGCTATTGCCGTCAAGGTTGACGCTGATGTTCTGGCCGCTCTGCTGACTGCTGAACAGGCTTATGACGGTTCTGCTTCTGTCATCAAGTATTCTGGTATCGTGGATGCTGTTGGTGTTCTGAACGAAGAGGAAATCACCGACAAGGTTCTGTTCATCAACCCCGCACAGGTCACTGCTCTCCGCAAGGACAGCGAGTTTGTGGACAAGAACAAGTATGGCAACGATGTTATGGTTTCCGGTGAGATCGGCATGATTGCTGGTTGCCGCGTTGTTCCTTCCAATCAGGTTGTTGCCGCTGATGGCAAGTATGTCTGCCCGCTTGTTAAGCTGGAACCCGCTTCCACTGACACCGAGTATGCCGAAACCGAACTTCCTGCTGTTACCATCTTCCTCAAGGCCGACACTCAGGTTGACCATGAGTGGTTCCCGAAGCGTCAGGAACATGACATCACTGCTGCGAAGTACTATGGTGCCGCTCTGACCAACGGTGCAAAGGTCGTTCTGGCTACCTTCAAGGCATAAGATAGGCGGTGAATCCTGATGATTCTGACTGTGGAAGACCTTAAGAAACAGGTCAACTGCGGTGATGCCGAAGATGACCTGATTAGAACCAAGTTGGAAGCCATTGAAGCGGTCATCAGGGCATATCCCAACAACAACTTCCAGCAACGCGCAGTGCGCTTTGAGGGAAGTGCTTATGATA